CTGATTTTTCATTTAGCACTAAACCCCGATCAGGGGCCGTTTGCATAGGGGTGCATAATATGCGGGGTCTGAATGGGAAAGCGGCGGCAAAAGTCGTCGAATCCATGCATGACATGGGGCGGCTCGAGGTGATCGACGAAGCGCGAGTGCAGGCGTTTCTCTCCCTGGCAGCCGCCGTAGATGCAGTACCCCATGACGCTTCGCTGTGGCGCCAGTACCGGGCCGCCGAGCAGGAGATCCGACTAGCCGGGGCCGAGGTTGATGATGCGCTATCCGGCCTGTACGCCGCGTTACGCGACGCCGACAACTCCCGGTCGTAAGTCGTTCGGCCCACGCATCGCCAAGGTCGCCGAACTGCTCGGGCAGCCGTTGATGCCCTGGCAGCGGCAGGTCGCCGATGTCGGCGGGGAACTCCTTCCCGACGGGACGCCCGCCTACCGGGAGGTGTGGGTCACCGTTCCCCGTCAGAACGGGAAGACAACGTTGGTGTTGGCCTGGGAGGTTGACCGGGCGAACTCGTGGCCGACCTACCAGCGCATCCTGTACAGCGCACAGAACGGTCAGGAAGCGGCCAAGAAGTTGATCTTGGAGCAAGGCCCGTTGATCATGGGCTCGAGGGCTGCGCCGTTGGTCCGTCGAGTGTTCCGCGGCGCCGGTGGTGAGGCGATCGCTTTCAAGTCGGGGTCGCGGATCGACATCCTGCGCGACTCTGAAGCTGCCGGTCACGGTAAGACCCTTGACCTGGCGGTGATCGACGAGGCGTTCGCCGACGTGGATGACCGTCGCGAGCAGGCCGTCATCCCTGCCATGCAGACCAGGCGTGATGCTCAGATTCTCGGGTTGTCCACGGCTGGTACTGAGGCGTCTGCTTTCCTGAAACGAAAGATCGACGCCGGCCGTAAGGCTGTTGATTCTGGGTTGCGGGAGTCGATCGCCTATTTCGAGTGGGCAGCTGACCCGTTGGCTGACCCTGATGATCCGGCGACGTGGTATTCGTGTATGCCGGCGCTCGGCTACACGGTCGATGAGGCGGCTATCCGCCATGCCCGGTTGACGATGGCCGACGGTGAGTTCCGCCGGTCATTCTTGAATCAGTGGGTGTCGTTCGAAGATCGTGCGATCCCGGCTGATGCCTGGGCTCGGGTGTCGCAACCGAACGTGCAGCCCAGTGGCGACCTGGTGTTCACCATCGAAGTGAACCCGGAGCGCACGTGGGCATCTATCGCCACCGCTGACCGGAACGGCGTCTGCGAGTTGGTCGACTCGAGGGCTGGTGTCGGTTGGGTTGTTGAGCGTGTCGTTGAACTGGCCGCTAAGTGGTCGTCAACTGATGTCGCCGTGGATGGCAGATCTCAGGCGTTTGCGTTCGCCGGGGATCTCGAGGGCCGCGGCCTTCGGGTGAAGGCGTTGTCGTCATCGGAGTTCGTCCAGTCCTGCGGTTTGTTTCTTGATGCCGTGCTCGACGGCTCGCTGCGCGTCAGGTCACACCCGGACCTGTCTGACGCCGTCGCTGGCGTGGAAAAGAAGCCATTGGGCGATGCGTGGCGTTGGGATCGACGGTCTGACGCTATTGAAGTGTCTCCACTGATTGCCGTTTCGTTGGCTCATTGGTTCGGGACACATGTTGAACCTGTCGTTCTTAAGCCCGTGTTCGCTTATTAGTTATTTCGTTGGGTGGTGCTGATGGGGTTATTTAAACGCCGTCGGCCAGAGCCCGACGCAACAGTTGAGGTCGAGCGGGGCATCACGTGGCCTGGCTATCCGATGACGCCTGGCATGTCACCGCCGTATTCGGCTGCTGGTGTTGAGGTGTCGACGCAGGCGGCGTTGCGTAACGCCGCGGTGTGGGCATGTCAGCGGGTGCTGGTGTCGACGGTGTCGAAGCTCCCGGTCGATGTGATCCGGTACCGCGACGGCGCCCGTGAGGTTGTGTCGGCGCAGCCGCCAATCGTGAAGCGGCCATCCTCTCGGGTGTCTCGCCGGGGATGGGTTGCTCAGAACGTCCGCTCTGCGTTGTGTTCGGGGAACATCTACGGGAAGGTCGTTGCAACTGATCCGTTGATGCGACCGACGCAGATCGAAACGATTCATCCCGATTCGGTGACGTGGCAGGTTCGGGGCGGTGAAGAGGTTCCGTTCGTTAATGGGGCTGAGCAGGTGTTGTGGCCGCTCGGTGATTTCTGGCATGTGCCTGCGTCACAGTTCTTGATGCCGGGTTCTCGTGTGGCGATGTCTCCGATTGAGATGGCCCGCACGTCGATCGGTACGGGTATTGCCGCTGAGCGGTTCGGCGCACAGTTCTTCGGTGATGGCGGGCATCCGTCAGCGGCGTTGTACGTCGACCAAGTAATCGACGCCTCGCAGGCTGCTGATATCAAACGGTCGTTTGTCGAGGCGACTCGCGGGACTCGTGAACCGGCAGTGTTCGGTTCCGGTATCCGTTACGAGAAGTTGCAGATCAACCCGGATGATTCGCAGTTTATCGAACTGTTGCAGTTTGAGGTGATTCAGGCGTGCCGGTGGTGGGGTGTCCCGCCGTCGATGGCGTATGGCGCTATCTCGGGGCAGGCCGTGACCTATTCGAACATCACGCAGGATGACCTGTCGTTCTTGAAGAACTCAGTTGAAGCGTGGGTGATTGATCTCGAGGATGCCTGGTCGGAGTTGATCGCCCAGCCACAGGTCGTGAAGTTCAACACTGACGCCCTGTTGCGGATGGACGCCAAGACCCGCAACGAGGTTCATGAGATCCGGTTGCGTAACCGTTTGGCGACGGTCAATGAGATCCGCCGTATCGAGGATGAGGCCCCGTTTGCCGATCCCGAGTTCGACCAGCCTGGTTTGCCTGCTGTAGCGGTGCAGCCGTCGCTGCCCTTTGGAGGTGCAGGTGCCTGAACTGTTCAAACCCCAGACAGAGAACCTGTATCGCGGTCTTATTGGCGGTGTCGAACTTCGCGAGGGCGCTGACGGCGACATGGGCGGCTCGGGTCAGGTCGACGTGCAGGACACGACCCTGGTCGGCCATTTCTGCGTGTTCAACGAATGGACCGAAATCTCGTCATGGTATGAGGGCGAGTTCTTGGAGCGCATCGCTCCCGGTGCAGCGAAGAAGACGATCCAGGAGAACGTCGACCAGGTCAAGGTTCAGTACGACCACGGCCACGACGAATGGGTGTGTAGTTCACTGCTCGGCCCGATCGACGTTCTCCGCGAAGACGAGGTCGGCGTCTACTACGAAGTTCCGCTTCTCGACACCGATTACAACCGTGATCGGGTTCTTCCGATGTTGCAGGGTCGGCTGATGTCGGGCGAGTCCCGCGGGTCACTGCTCGGGGCGTCGTTCCGTATGCGTGTCGTTAAGGACGCGTGGGACATGGAACCGAAACCGTCGACCTACAACCCGAAAGGGTTGCCGGAACGGACCATCACGGAGTTCCGATTGTTCGAGTTCGGGCCTGTCCCATTCCCCGCATATCCGACCGCTACGGCGATGACGTCGGCGGGGATGCGTTCACTCACCGATCACTATCTGGACCGCTTGAAAGAGAAGCGATCCGCCAAGCCCGCTGGAGCCGGTACGTCCACTCCTGCACAACCACCCGCCGAGCCGCTACCTGAGCACTCGAGGGACAAGCAAGCCAATGGCCGCTCACTGGCAGCCGCTCAAACCACCCTTCTCAAGCTCAGGAGTACCCCATGAAGTATCTCGACGTGCTGCACAAGCGGCTCAACGAACTGTCCGACAAGCGAAGCGAACACATCGCCGAGCTTGAATCCATCACCGATGCCGCTGCCGGCGAAGAGCGTTCCGCTCTGAACGAGGCCGAAGAGGTCCGTTTCGCCGAGGTGACTGCGGCGATTGCCGCTGTCGACGGCGAGATCGCCGCCGCTGAGGCTCGCGCCGCTGAGCTGGAAGGCATCTCTGCCCGCCAGTCGAACGCGAAGCGTGCCCCTGTCGGCGGGATGCTCAGCACCCCGACCCCGACTGAGGCTGCCCGCCTCACCGACACTGATGCTCGGTCCGCTGCGGTCACGATGATCGAGAAGAACCGTCGTTTCATCAAGGATGATCACCGCTCGAACGTGATTGACCTCATCGAGAACAGCGAGCGCATCGGCGGCGCTGTCGCCCGGATGGCTCTCGTCACCGGTTCCGACGACTACTTCCGTGGCTGGTCGAAGTACATGACCGGTAACTCGATGGCCGTCACCGAGGCTGAGCGTGCAGCTCTCTCGATGGGCTTCGATCAGAAGTCCCCAGAAGAGCGCGGCATGACCAGCGGCACCGGGAACTCCGGTGGCTACTTCGTCCCCGTGTTCATCGACCCGACCCAGGTGATCACTGGTGCTGGTTCCACGAACCCGTTCCGCCAGATCTCGACGGTCAAGACGATCGGCCCCGCCTTCGGCGGCTGGTACGGCGTCACCGCCGCTCAGGTCACCGCAGCGTGGACCACGGAAGCGTCGGCCGCACCGGACAACACCCCGACCCTGTCGCAGCCGAACATCCCGGTGTATATGGCTGAGGCGTTTGCCGCTGTGAGCTACCAGGCGTTCGAAGACATCGCCGACCTTGCCGGTGATGTCCTCGCCCTGTTCCTCGACGCTAAGGACAACTTGGAGGCCACCGCCCATGCGTCCGGCACCGGTTCATCCCAGCCGACCGGCATCAGCTACGCCATTTCGACCACGGCAGCTAGCCGAGTTTACTCGACCACGTCGGGTCAACTCGGACTTGTTGACGCATTTGCTCTGGCCAATGCCCTCCCTGAGCGTTTCGCTGGTTCGGCGAACCTCAACTGGGCGTCACACATCGCTGTGGCTAACAAGTTGCGCCAGTTGGCGATGGCTCAGAACAGTGCGAACTCGGTGTGGACCGACATGGCTCTCGGGAAGCCCGCATCCCTGCTCGGCGCCCCGATCCGGCGTGCCGGTTCGATGGCCTCGTCGCTGACCACCGGTCAGAGCGTTCTGCTCTACGGAGATTTCAGCCGGTACTACATCATCGACCGGATCGGCTTCTCCACCGAGTTCATCCCCAACCTCTTCGATACCTCCTCGGGTCGCCCGACGGCGCAGCGTGGCTGGATGTCGCATTGGCGGACGGGTGCCAACGCTGTTGATGTGAACGCGTTCCGCATCTTGCAGCTGTAACGCAAGTCGCCCCTCTGCTCCTTCGGGAGTGGGGGCAGAGGGGCAACTCCCGCCACTCCCGAACTACTCCCACGAAAGGTTCCACCATGCTTGTCCACCCTGTTGCCGCGTTCGTTTCGACCGCCGCTGGTTTCGATGTCGTGCTTTCGACGTCGGACATCCTCGATGACACGAACATTCACGTTCGTTCTAAACCAGAGATGTTCGAACCAGTGCGGGCCAACTTCCGAGATGGCACCGAGGAGGCCACTGCCCGCCCCGGTGAGCACCGGAACGTGCAGCGATGAGAGGGCGGGTCATTGCCGGGTTCTGCTACGGGCAGAACACACAGACACCGCAGTGGGCGCATTCGTATCGTCATGTGATCGCCCGTGATTCGGTGACGTCACGGCGGATCATCGGTGAACTACCGCACGAAGCATCCGGGGTGCATATCCCCGATGCCAGGAACCGGATCGTCCAAGACTTCCTTGACCATGCGGCGAAGCCGGATTGGCTGTGGATGTTCGACACCGACGCATCGTTCGGGCCGGACGTGCTCGACCGTCTGATCGCCTCCGCGCATCACAAGGACCGGCCGATCGTCGGTGCTCTGGCGTTCGGTGTGCGAATCATGCAAGACGAGAACGGGCGCGAGATGTACGCCCCGACGCTCGAGGCGCCGATCGAGCTGTTCCCGACGATCTACTACATGGAGCCGAACGGCAACGGCACTGTGATCGATTGGGACTATCCGAAAGACACGTTGATGCGTGTCCATTCGACCGGGTGTCACTGTGTGTTGATCAACCGGTCGGTGCTCGAAGACCCGAGATGGAAAGACGACGGGCATCCGCTGCCCTGGTTCCGCACCCAGTACACGCCGAACAAAGTGATCTCCGAAGATTCGTTCTTCTATTTCAAAGCCGGTTCGTTTGGATACCCGGTACATGTCGACACGTCGATCAAGACGGGGCATGTCAAGACGTTCGTGGCCGGCGAGTTGATGTACGACATGGGCCGCCCGAAACCTGAGCCAGCGGCACCTGCTCCGGTTGTCGAGTCGGGTGGCATCAAGATCGCGATGCTCACATGACGGTGCTCATCCCGACGTATCGGGCCGATGGGGATTGGCGTGACCTCGATCTGGCTGTCCGGTCGATCCGCCATTACGCCCCCGATCAAGGGATCGTTGTTGGTTGGGCTGGGCCTCATGCGCCCGAGTTGATCGACGGTGTGACCGTCATCGAACGTCCGTCAGAGTGCCGTTCGTCGGCGCAGGCGACGTGGTGGCTGGCTGACCGTTTCGGCGGTGACGAGTTCGTCCTGTTCTCCGATGACTGCGTGGCAACGCCAACGACGTTCGAACTGCTCGCTGCTGATGTGGCCCGGTTGAAAGACCAGCCCGACATCAAGGTGGGCATGGTTGGTTGCCGATCCAACTTCGCTGCCGGCGCTCAGAACATCCGGTATCCGAACGGGTCGAACAACCTTGGCTTGCAGTGGGATACCGAGAACACGGTGTTCGGTGTTCAGTGGATCGCCCCGTTTGTTGCGTGGATCGCTGCTGAACATCTGGCCGGGTTCACCCCACCAGATTTCGAGTGGTACTCGGACAACTGGCATTGCGCCGAACTGGTGAAGCGGGGTTACACGCATTTCGTGTCGCGTTCCTACGTGCATCACATCGGGATGCAATCCTCGAAGGCCCAAGGCTTGTCGATGGATGAGATGAACACGATCGGCTTGGATGGGCTCGGCCGGCTCGAGGACGCGACCGATGCATCCTGAGGCGCATGACTATGTGGCCGACTGTGTCGGTGGGCTGGGGTTGCGTGGCGATGTTCTCGACTTCGGTGGCCGGAACATCAACGGCGGGGTGCGTCATCTGATCGCATCGTCTCGTTGGGTTGCTGTGGACATCGTGTGGGGTGACGGGGTCGACATTGTCGCCGACGCTTCCACGGTGGACGTCGGACAGTTGTTCGACGTCGTCTTGTCGCTCGAGGTGTTCGAGCACACCGACGTTGCTGCGGGAATCGTTGCGAACGCTCACCGACATCTGAAGCCGGGCGGCTACTTCGTGGCAACGATGGCCGGGATGGCAAGAGCACCGCATGGTGCCGGTGGCGGTCCGGTTGGCGATGAGTTCTACCGCAACGTCGACAGGGAACTGTTGACCGGCTGGCTGATCGATGCCGGGTTCACCAAATGGGTCGTAGACGAACTGGGCGAAGACATCCGCTGCTGGGCGAGGAAGTGACCTGATGGCTAACTACTTCACCGAGCTTGAGTTGCGTGAGTTCATCTCCGACCCATCGATGTCGGCCGATCCGCTCGCTTACGAGTCCGCTGCGGCCGCAGCCTGTGGTGCGGTCAACAACTACTGCCGCCGCAAGTTCGACGCCGACACGGCCGCTACGGCCCGTCTCTATGCGGCATGTAACTGGGGTGGCATCCTGCCTGTCGATGACATCTCGTCGACGACCGGGCTGATCGTCACTGTCGATGGGTCCACCTGGACGTTGAACACCGACTATCGCTTGACCCCGTTCAATGGGGTGAACCCGTCGGGCGAGTCGTGGGCATACACAGCGATCCTGCCACTCGGCACGCAGGCGTGGGTCGTTGACCCCTACGGCGCCCCGAAGGTGTCGGTGACCGCTAAGTGGGGTTGGCCCGCGGTCCCTGCCGCGGTGAAGCACGCAGCGTTGTTGATGGCGTCACGCATGTTCGCTTTGAAAGGCGCGCCGCTTGGTGTCGTCGGTTTCGGTGACCTTGGCGCTGTGCGGGTCGCAGGGAACCGTGACGTCGAGGCGTTGCTCCAGCCGTACGTCAACTATCAGAACGTCGGGATTGCCTGATGTCGACGATCCCCCAGCATCGCGATGCGATCGCCGCCAGGTTTGGGATGTCGATGTTCAGCGGCCGGGTCTACACGTCACGGTCGGTGTCCCCACTGGCTGACAGTGTCGTGGTCGGCTGGCCGGAGGGTTTCAACCCTCGAGACGTGTTCGGCGGGGTGACCACCTTGTCGTTCCCAGTGACGATCTATCTGACGCAGAACCCCGGCAACGAAACGGTCATCACCGAGTTGGTGACGATCGGCTCTCCTGAATCGATCATCGACGCGATCGAGGCAACGAACGTCTACACGGTCACGAACGTCGAACTCGATGAGGGGTCGCTTCCATCGGGGCCGGCGACGGTGCCCGTGTTGACCGCAGTGCTGACGGTGCAGGTGTTCCAGTGAAAGCACTGGTTGTGCATCCCGGCCCAGAGTTCAGCGTTGCCGATGTCTACACGAACATCATCAAGGGATTGAAGGCCAACGGCGTTGAGGTGGCGACAGTCAACCTGAACGACCGCCTTGACTTCTACACACAGGTTCACATCCCCAAGCAGGGTGAGTTCATCAAATGCTTCGATGAGGCCGGCGGCGTTCGCATGGCATCCAAGGGCATCGAGGTCGCGGCTTACGAGTATTGGCCTGACGTGATCATCCTTGTCACGGGTGCGTTCATCGCTCCCGAGACAATGGCGGTTCTCGCCCGCCGCCCTCATCACGTCGTGCTGTATTGCACAGAGGCGCCTTACGAGGATGACCGGCATCAACGCATGGCCCGGTACGTCGACACGGTGATCATCAATGACCCGGCGACGATGTCCACCTACCGACAGGTGAACCCACGCACGTGGTACCTGCCACACATGTGGGATCAGTCAGTTCATGCTGAGTCGACGGTCGAACGGGATATCGATTTCGGTTGGGTGGGAACAGCGTTTCCGTCACGTATCGAGTTCTTCGAGGACTGCGACTTCGGCGACCTGAACGTGAAGCTCGGCGGGAACTGGAAACAGCTACCCGACGGTCATCACCTCGAGAAGTATCTCGTGACACCCAAGGGGCATTGCCTCGACAACGCCGAGACGGCCGACATCTATCGCCGGTCGAAGGTGTCGATGAACTGGTACCGCAAGGAAACCAGCACACACGGCACGGCGGACGGGTTAGCGATCGGTCCTCGTGAGGTTGAGTTGGCGGCAACCGGGACGTTCTTCCTACGGGAGCCGCGCCAAGAGGGCGACGACCTGTTCCCGATGCTGCCGACGTTTGAAACACCCGAGGAGTTCTCGAAGCTTCTGCGCTGGTGGGTCGACAACGACGACGCCCGAAGTGAAGCGATCGCAGCAGCTCGAGCTGCCGTCGCTGACCGTCGCAACGATTTGGTGATGGGACGCCTGTTGTCTCTCATCGATGGGGTTGGCAAGTCCAACCCGTTCTGATCCCCCACCTTCCCCCGGAGGAGTAACCCAATGGCAAGAATCCACGGCCGCAATGGTCGCATCTATGCAGGCATCACCTCGGCGGGTACCGCCGAGCCGATTGCTTACCTCAATCAGTGGACGCTGTCGTTCAGTGTCGACAAGGCTGAGGTGACATCGTTCGGCGACACGACCAAGGTCTATGTCGCTGGGCTCCCTGACGCTCAGGGCACCATCGCCGGCTTCTACGACAACGCCACAGCGCAGCTCTACACCGCTGCCACTGATGGTGTCGCTCGGAAGTTCTACCTGTACCCGGACACGACTACCACGTCGCAGTACTGGTTTGGAACGGCGATTTTCGATCTCGACATCGATGGTTCCGTCGATGGCCCGGTCGCGATCTCTGGTTCGTGGGCTGCTGCGACGGCGTTCGCCAAGCAGGGCTGACGTAGCCCGATGGCCTTTTCTCTCCAGAAGGGGACATCGGTCAAGGTGGTGGGCCTGAAGGAGCTTCGGAGAGATCTTCGCAAGATTGACCCGAAGCTCCAGAAGGAACTCGGAGTCGCCACTAAAAGGGCGGCTGAGTTCATCGCCAAGGATGCGCGTGACCGTGTCCCGCAACAGACGGGGCGAACGTCCAAGTCGATCCGCGTGACGCTCGGCGGCAAGCACTATGGACGCGTCGCGACAAACAGTGCGTTCATCGTCGGCGGCAAGAAGCAGGTCCCGTTCTATGGGTGGTTGGACTTCGGTTCACGCACCCCCGTGAGAGGGCAGCCGCGGTCCGTTGGCCCTTGGAAGGGCAGCGGCCAAGGGCCAAGTAAGGGCCGCTTCATCTATCCGGCGATTGCCAAGAACATTGGTCGGTTCCAAAAGGAACTGTCCAAAGCAATCGAACAGGTCAAACGATCGGCGGGACTGTCTTGACACTGCGAGCCGTTGTCGTCGTTGACGACGTCGAACATCAGGTGTCGTTGCCGCCCAAGGCGTTCGATCTCATTCAGCTTCGGGCTGTGTGTGGTTGGACGCTCGACACGGTGATGGAGTCCGTCCGTGAGACGGGACCCGATACCGCCGCGGTGCTGTTGTGGCTTTCGGCGTTACAGGACCCTGACGCTCCGGCGTTGTCGTTGCGTGAGGCGGCGCGAGTCGTTGACCGTATGGATGACGTGACGATCACTCTTGAGGCGGTGGCAACCGATGGCTAACCAGGTCAAGGTTGAGATCGTCGGTGATGCGTCCAAACTGTCGAAGGCGTTGTCGAAAGCGGACAACGATCTCGGCAAGTTCGGCGGGAAGCTTGACAAGCTTTCCGGCAGCGACCTGCTGGGTAGTGTCGGCCTCGCTGGTGGCGCTGCCGCCGTGGCGACGTTCGCCAAGGCATCGGTTGACGCTGCGTCGGATCTCGAAGAGGTCCGTAACAAAGTCAAGGTTGTGTTCGGCGAGTCGGCCAAGGAAATCGGCGTGTTTGCCTCATCCTCGGCCGAGAACCTTGGCATCGCCGAGGATGCTGCCCTGTCGGCGGCGTCGAACTTCGCCATCTTCGGCAAGGCTGCCGGGTTGACCGGGCAGTCGTTGACAGGCTTCTCGACCGAGTTGACGACGTTGGCTGCCGATTTGGCATCGTTCAACAACACGTCACCAGAGGACGCCATTACGGCGATCTCTGCTGCGTTGCGTGGTGAGTCGGAACCGATCCGTGCTTACGGTGTTCTGCTCAATGACGCTGCGTTGAAGCAGGAGGCGTTGTCGCAGGGGCTCATCAAGACGACGACGCAGGCGCTCACCCCGCAACAGCGGGTGTTGGCCGCTCACGCGTTGATCATGAAGCAGACGTCGGATGCGCAAGGCGACTTCGCCCGGACGTCTGATGGGTTGGCGAACTCGCAGCGGATCTTGTCGGCACAGCTCAGGGATACGCAGGCGTCGATTGGCGCGGCGTTGATCCCAGTTGTGGAGACGTTGACGTCCCAGATGTCGAAGACCGTTGGGCTTACCGGTGAGTTTGCCCGCGCCCTGTCCGGGCAGGCGGAAGCGAGCGACGATGCCGCCAGTAGCGGGCTGACACTCAAAGGCGTTTTGATTGACGCCAACCCGATCATCACCACAGCGATCACGGCCACCAGGGAGTTTGACAAGGCGCTCGGCGAAACCGGGACCGGCATCACGTCGGTGGTCCTGCTCGACAAGACACTCGTTCAACAACTCAAGGAGAACATCGCCTCGTTCAAGGCGACGGCCGGCGCGGCGTATGAGGTGCGCAAGTCGTTGGTCAGCATCACTGAAGCGGCGATGCAGGCCAACTCAATCTCGGCGAGCTACGACGACGCGCTGGTGTCGGTTGGGGATGCGACCGCCGACGTTGCCAGGGCTCAGGCAGATCTGGCCGGCACGACCCGTTCAGCGGGCGGCGCTGGCCTCTCGGCGGCCGATAGCGCCCGGCAACAACGTGACAAGCAGTTGGCTCTCGAGTCGGCGTTGCGGAGCGTTGAGGACGCCACGGCGGATTTGACGCAAGCACAGGAAGAGTACGACCGGACCTTGACTGGTTCCCGCCTGTACTCCGACGCAGTGCAAGGGGCGTTGTCGAAAAAGGAAGAGGCGATCCTCAACGAGAAGGACGCCACACTCGACCTCGCCGACGCCCAGGATCGTCTAGCCGCCGCCAGCGAAGCGGTCACCACCGCGGACACTCCAGAGGGCGCGGCGAAAGCGACACGCGACCAAGCCCGCGCTGAGATCGATTTGGCTAGGGCTCAGAAGCGTTTGAAGGAATCACAGCAGGCTGTCGTCGACACGACCGAGGAAGCGACCGCTGCCCGTCGCGGCTACGCCGCCGATTCCGACGAGGTGAAGGCAGCCACCGAGAACCTGGCCGACGCCCAACTGGCGCTCGAGGATTCACAGCGCCAGGCCGGGGACGCTCAGGAAGAACTGTCACGCAAGCAGTCATCAGGTGGCGGCGCCGCTGTTGATTCGGCCGGTAAGCAGAAGGCGCTCGAAGATGCGTTGCGTCGTCAAGAGCAGGCGATGAAGGACGCAGGAACGGCGGCGTTCGAGAAGGGCAAGAAGGATTCAGAACTGGCGGACATCGTTGCCGGCAAGCCCGTCGATTCCGCCAAGGCGCTCGCCAGTGGTCTTGAGGCACAGGCCGCAGCGTTGCGTGAGCAGTCGCTGTTGCTTGCCCCCGGATCCCCTGTCCGTAAGGGGATCATCGACGCCGCACAAGAGGTTGACGCGTTGCTCGGCAAGTTGAACAACGTCCAGACCGTGATCCCCGGTATCGACACGATGGGGCCGAAGTTCCAACGCGAACAGGCCCCCAATGTTGAGGTGAAGGTCTATCTGTCGCAGGAGGACCTGGCCAAGCAGATGGCCCCGACGATCATCAAGAACATCCGCACGACCGTTAGGGAGATCTGGTGACCTTGACGATTGGGCGTGCAGGAACCGATGTGGCCCTTGGTGATCCGGCAACGGTCAACACCAGTGGGGACCGCCTGCGCCTGACGGGGTTTTTCAAGACGTCGTCACTGGCGAACGCCAAGGCGCTGCGACAGCAACTGGTCGGGCACGTTGACAACCCGGATGAACCCGTCGTGCCAGTCACGTCGACGCTCGACTCAACCATCGATGGTTTCTACCGGGTGTTGAACGTGGCCGTCGATCTCGATGTCGCCGGCAATGACTACAACAACTTCCGGTTCCCCTACGCGGTCGACCTCGAGCGCGCTGGAGGGACGAACGCTGTCGGTCAGGCGATGGTCAACCTTGTCGGGGCTACCCGCACGAACTCGCATGGGATCACGACAACCGATCAGGCAATCGTTGGTGGTGGGACCGCTGCCGGTGCTGCGCAGTCGCTTGACGTCGGGCTCACCGGATTTGGATTGACCCGTGTTGCGACACCGTCGAACATTTTGGTCGCCGACTTCAGTGGGGTTCTCCCGGCACAGGCGGTGATCAACCACACCCCATCGACGTGGTACACGCACGCCCCGAAGATCGAAGTCGGGTCAGGCACGAAACGAGTTGTTGTCGGCAAGGACATCGAGAATCTGCCGCAGGCGTGGCAGATGTCGAACGGTCTGATCCGTGTGTCGTGCGCGTCGGGTTCGGTGCTGACGGTTGAGGCGTGGGACGGCTCGGCGTGGACGACGGGCAAGAGCTACCAACTCAAGACGATCAACTCCATCGCTGCCTATGTGGCTGTTGATACGTGGACCGGCATCCAAGTGCTTCGCAACGGGGTTGATCGTTGCACGGTGAAGCTGATCGGGCGGGTCAACTACAACTCTGGCGTCTATCTGGCGGTGTCGGCCACGGTGTCGTTGCGTCGCGCTCAGCGGGTGGTGGAGATTCACGGCACGTCCGGTGTCGGCTACGGCGCCAGCTGGGGTATCTCGATGACTGGCGCTGAGGCGGCCACGTCGATCACTGGTGGTGTGCGCGCCACGAGTAACGACGCCGGCGGTGATCGGTTCGTGATCGCTGCACCGTCGGGCACGAAGGTGCTCACCTCAGGCAGCGCGGGGTTCACCGGCATCAACGATTTCGGTGTCGGCTTGGCGATCGATGGTTCGTCGGCTGTGTCCCCCGAAACGACCGACGACATCTGTCTCCAGTTCTTCGGCGCCGTTGACGAGACGATCACCTACACGGGTGCGACCTGATGGGCGTCTCTGAGCGGGTGATGGCCGCGGGTTCGTGGTCGCTCAAACTTCGGGCCGACACTCCGCAATGGGTGCTCGATCTGCTCGACTTGTCGACGGGGATGTTCGGCCAGTTGATCATCACCCCTGGCGATGTTGAGGGGATCACGTCGGCAGCCGAGCTGCGCAAGATCTCGTCATACGTCGGAGTGCTCCGCACCCGGCCGGGTGTGCTCGAGTTCGCTGGAGCGTCGGCGCTCGTGTTGCTCGGCGACGAGGACGGCAAAGGTCCGGTCAAGTCGACGGCATCGAGCGTCACCGCTCAACAGTTGCCGTATTGGGTGGGGCAGTACACGCCCGGGAACGGGATCGTCGCAGGGACCACGTACGGCACAACGGCCACATGGTCCGGTCCTGTCCCATCACAGATCACCTATCGGGCAGCGATGGACATGGCGGTCGCTGGTTGTGGCGGCGAGTTCCGTTTGTCGGTCGACTCGTCAGGCAACCTCGCCATCGACAGTGGCGCGGTCGATTCGTTGTACGGCGCTACGCCGGCGTCGATTGTGGTGGCCCGTGACGGGAATCGTGAGCTTGGGATCATCGGCCTCAAGACGGTCGACGCTGCCTGGTCATCTGACGGTGAGGATTACACGACGTCGGTGAATGTGATCGCCCGCGGCGACGGTGGGGCGACGGTGTCGACGGCTACGGCCGGGTCGGTCCCGTACTACGCGCCCGGTGGCGCGGCGACTGTGGTGATGACCCGTGTCGTGGATTCGTCGGGGACAACAGCAGCCGACGCGGCGGCGGTGGCAACACAGCAGTTGGCGTTGTTCAACAAGCTTCACGAGGGCTACCAGCTGCGTGTCGAATCGTCGGGGGTTGTCGGGTTCACGGGCGGCCCATCGGGCGTGACGACGACCGCGGTGCGGTGCGGGGATTGGATCTATGTCTACGCCCCCGATCGCAACATCCTCGATGTCGCCAATCAGGTCGTGTACCGCGGTGAGGTGATGTTCCCTAAGCGTCTGCGGATCATGGGGATCAGTTGGCCGATCATGCGAGGCTGTGGCGTCTACTTCGTGTCACCGGACGCGGCGCAGACGTTGACTCGTCTGTCTGATTGGGTGGAGTGGGAGTCGGGCGACACGACGTTCGTTGTCGGTTCGCAGGAACGGCCACTAATGGGGTCGACCCCTACGGGCACCTCGTCCCCCTACGGCGACCTCCCAACGACCCTCGTCTCTGATGCCCGCACGTCGTGGACGCCGTCGATGAAGGGCAGCGGCTCGAACCCGACGTTGACGTCGCCGACAGGTGAGTGGCGGCGGATGGGCACCGATGTCTGGGGTTCGTTCGAGATCACGATCAACAACCCGGGGACAGGTACCTACAAGATCACCGGGCCGGCGTCGTTGCGGGGCACACGCCAACGCACCGTCGGGCATGGGTTCTGTTACGACGTGACAGCGCCAGGGACCTATTGGCCGTTCACGTTGCGGTCTGTTGGTGATGGGACTGCGGACATGTACATGTTCTCGGCCGGGGCGATCGGTGGGACGGGGACGAACTTCTCGCAGACGTCGCCGTTCACGTTCGCTACCGGCGATTACATCGAAGGCCAGTTCTTCGCAGAGGCGGCAACATCGTGACCTACGAATACACGCCAGTCACGTTCGCCGGCAAAGGACCATTGCCGGGGACGGTGCATCTGGTCAAGGCGCTCAAAGCGCTGACCGGCTGCCAGATTGGCAGCTTCAACCCCCGCTGTGTTCAGCAGTGCGGCCTGCTCGCCAAGCCCGGCGCCCGCACCTGTCCGAACGGTCACGGCCTCTCACACCATGCGGAGTCAACGGCGGCGGACGTGATGTCAACCGACCCTGCGGTTCACGCCAAGGTGATCGAGTGGTGTTTCGGCCCGTGGGGTAAAGCGTTCGAGGTGCAGGAGATCGTCACCGGCTACCCGCCTGCGTCGGCTGGGATCAACGGCCCGGCGCGTTGGGTGGTCGGCCAAGGTTGGCGTCCGTACCGCGGCGGACCGTCAGCCCATCGCGACCATGTGCATCTGTCGATGACGTTCGACGCTGCGATCCTCACCGAGCCGCCAGTGCTCCCACCGAAACCACCCGAACCATCCCAGGAGGATGTCGACATGTTCACGTTCTATGTCCCCGAAGGTTTCTATGACCTGTTGGCGGTTGGGCCAAAGACGTTCAAAGTGTCGTCGCCTGATGTCGCACGGGAACTCGTCGCGCTTGGCAAGGTCACGAACCCTGTCGTCAACGGCCAGTACGACGACGCTGCGATCAAGGTGAGTGTTGGACTGTGGGCGGACATGGCCGGCTTCTTGCCGGTGAGTCCCCGCTGAGGTCGTGCTGGCTGTGACTTGGCAGGGTGTTGCAACGTCGGTGGTGGCGTTGGCGGCGTTCTGCACCGCACTGGGCGTGCTGTCTCGGCTGAAGCCGGCGAAGTGGTTATGGCGTCAGAACGTCAAGGACCCGTTGTCTGGCTGGTTGCGTGAGGTCGTCGATGAACGCCTCGAGGACAAGCTTCAACCGATCCGCTATCAGCTCGAAACGAATAACGGTTCATCGATCAAGGATGCGATCGGCCGGGTCGAAGCGACCACCGACAAGCTGACTGACGCGGTCGAGCAGTTGACGAAGAGCGACGTTGTGAAGAAGACCCACATCGACTCGATCGATGCCGCGGTCGCTTTGCACATCGACAAGTTCCACCCATCGAAGGAGACCTGATGTCATCCATCTTCACAGTCGCGTTCTGGCGTGACGCCGCCGAACGAGCGATCAAAACCGCCGCTCAAGGCGTGCTGATCGGGATCGGCGCTTCCGATAGCGGGCCAGTGGATCTGTTCGCGTTCAACTTGCAGCGTGGTGTCGGGTTCGCAGCGGGCGGCGCGTTCGTGTCGATCCTCACGTCGATCATCTCGGCACCGTTCGGCACGACTGGTACGGCGTCACTGTTGCCGGCACCGAAGGAGGGTTGAGCGTTGGCCACCACTTGCTTCAACATCGCCAAGAAGAAGTACTCCCCTGATGACCTCGCCGCTGCGACTGTGAAGGTCCTGTTGATCGAGACGGCATGCACGATCAACGCCGATCACGATGACGTCGCCGAGATCCTCGCTACCGGCGCTGAGTTCTCCGGGACGAACTACACGCCAGGCGCATCGTCCACCGACCGTAAGACCGTCGTCGTGACCGCAGCCGTCGACAACGGCAACGACCGTGCAACCGCCACCACGGCGACCACGTCGTGGACGGCGATCAACGGGGGCAACATCACCCAGTTCTTGGTGTATGTGCATACCGGATCGAACGACGCGGCGAACATCCCCGTGATGATCGTCGATGACGCCTCCGGTCTGCCGCTCACCACGAACGGCAGCGACGTCAACCTCGCCGCCCAAGTCATCCGCTACGCGTAGGAGTAACTATGGCTCTCAACTACAAAGATCAAGTCACCGTTTCGACGGACGCAGCGTGGATCGCTCGCGTGTATGCGTGTGCGTGTGATGTCGCCCAGTCGGTGATCGTTCCCGCCGATGAGGGTTCGGCGTCGTATGCCGCCAAGCGTGAACTTGCAGCGCAGGTGTGCCGTGACTCGTCGCAGGGGGCGACGTTCGCCCGTCTCGTTGCTGCTGGGTTCGGGGGTGCAGTCACGGCGCCTGCCACTCCCGTTGTGGACACTGGCACTGACGCTCAGATCAGGGTGCAGGTAACCGCAGCGTTCAATGCTCTGGTGCGCTGATGGCTACGACCAACCTGAAGGCATACAACCAGACGATTCAGACGTATCTGTCGACTGGGCTGAACAGTCTCGCCAACGGAGCCACCCTGTTGGGTGCTGCAATCGATAACTCGTCCGATCTTGCGATTTGGATTGACTTCGAGATCGTACTGGCTACGCAGGGTTCCGCTCGTGCCGCTGGTGCCACCTGTTCACTGTTCTTTGTCCCAGCGCTTGACGGGACGAACTATACGGACGGGGACACCAACGATGAGTCGGCATTCGTGTTCCCCCTGTCAGCCGCAACGACGGCGCAGCGCAAGGTTCGCCGCGGGTTTGAGTTGGCCCCGTTGTCGACTCAGAAGTTCCTGTTCAGTAACAACACAGGGCAGGCCCTTGCGGCATCGGGTAACTCAGTCAACTGGCGGGCGCGCAGTTTGACGACGGCCTGATATGGGTGTCGCAACGATCGGCCGCAGACCGCGGTTCGCGCCGCCACCCCATGCGCGTATCGACTGGTCGCATCCGTTGTCACAGGGACTCGTTTTCTATGTCATCCCAGCGATGGGTTACAACGATCTTGTCGCCAGGTATGCAGGAACATTGAATGGTTCCCCTGTGACCTCGTCATCGGTGATGGGGCAGACACTCAAGTTGACATCAGCGAACGCTGACTTCATCAACTTCCCATCGCCGCCCGACTCGTTGTTCACTGGCCCCATCTCACTGATGTGGCAGGGCAAGACGACAGCAGCGAGCCAGTACAACTCATTCCTACACAAGCATGCTGGCGCTGGTGTCGGTAACGCCCCGTTCTCGATGTTGACCGACAACTCTGCGTCACCACAGAAGGTCACGTTGTCGCGTGCTTCAGCGAGCCCAACGTCGGTGACGGGCAACTATAACTGGGATACGACGGTGGGTTGTCTACCCGTGAATGTTGAGTCAAACGTTCTCATCACGTCGACTGACGGTGGGGTGCGGACAACCCCTACGGTGTATGTCAACGGCAACCAGTATGCGGTTACTGGCGCGGGCACGGGCACAGGGAACTGCACTACATCGTCGGGGCAACCGATCCGTATCGGTCGTCGCGCCGATGCCGTAGTGTCACTGACGGGGCATATCACCGCCGTGATGATCTGGAATCGGGCGCTGTCCACGTCGGAAGCAGCCGATCTGAATGTCGACCCGTTCCAGTTCCTTGTCTGGTGAGGTGACCTGATGCTGACCGCGGGCAGGGTTGCGTTACTCGCCTACGACCCAGGCGTGTCCACCCAGAACATCGGCGCCGCAACCGGCACCATCACGCTGACCGGCATCCCAGGTGCCATTTCGGCGGCGGGCAGTGTCGCTATCGGCGCTGCCACAGGCACGATCACACTGTCTGGCGTGGCTGGTGCTATCAGTTCGGCGGGTTCACTCTCGATAGGTGCAGCCACCGGCACCATCGCCCTGACGGGTGTCTCTGGCGCCATCTCAGGGTCGGGGGCCGTATCGATCGGAGCGGCTACCGGGACTATCACTCTCACCGGTATTGCCGGGGCGATCACGCTTGTGTCCGTCGTCATCGGCACCGTGCAGTACCGGTTCGGTCGTGCCCGCAAGTCGTACGAGTTCGGCAAGATCACGAAGGAGCCGACATGAACGGGCAAATCACCATCGATGTGACTGGCGGGGAAGTGTGCTCGCCGGTCGTCCCACTCTTGTCCGATGCTGACCCGACTGGCGCAACCGTGTCGTTCGGTGTGTCGGCCGACTCGAGCACAGCGCCATCGAGCTACACGGCGGGCAGTTGGTCAGGGACGTGGACCTCAGCACAGCTCCCCGTCTACGCCCGGACGCCGACGTTGGGTGCTAGCGCAACGATTCCGCTTACGGCAGGCTCGAGCTACGTGTTGTGGGCGAAAGTCGTCAGTGTCGGGTCAGAAACGTTCGCCGGTAAGTGGTCGGTGCGAGCTACGTGATTCCCGCCATCAACTGAATCCGGCATGGAGCCCCCCGGTCTACGGATCGGGGGGCTTTCGTCGTTTCTTGACAGTTGCTCGTCGTCAATCAGTGTTGACGCGTGGCAAACTACACCGTGAGTGTTTGAAGCGACATGGAGGACCGATGGCCCGAAATGCCCAACCCGACCTGAGCGAGTTTCAAGAACTCCAACCCAGGATCGGGACCAGGTCCAAGGCGGACATCCTGCGCGACAAGCTCAGCGCTGAGGACTACGGCAAGCTCGAAGCCGCCATCGCCGACCACTCCATCTCCTCGAAGGCAATCAACGCCTGGCTGAAACGTCGGGGGCACACCATCTCTGATGGTGCCGTGCGGAACTGGCGTGCCCGTGACTGACCTCACCGAGTTTCACGAGGCGGAACACGTCGAAGAGTTGAAGAAGGCGTTGATCCGTGCGCAACGCAAGCTCGCGGCACGTGAACTGGTGCAAGCCGACATGGCCGAAGCTGTCTACCGGGCAGCACACGACGCCGCGTTGGCGTTGCCCAAGCTGAAGGCGCCGGTTGTGCGTAAGCCACGACGTGGCACGTCCAACCATGCGGCCCTGTTGCACACCACTGATTGGCAGCGCGGCAAGAGGACGAAGGACTTCGACGCCGACATCCTCGATCAACGCCTCGACCTGATGGTCGCCAAGACGCTCACCCTGTCGGAACGTCACGGCCATCCTGTCGACCACTGCACACTGCTACTCGGCGGCGACATGATCGAAGGCATGACGATCTTCCCCGGCCAGGCATGGGAGATCAACCAAGGACTGTTCGAGCAGGTGTTCGGCTGCTCGGCGGCGATCGAACGAATCGTCGTAGCGTTGCTCGCCCACTTCCCGACGGTGCATGTCGTGGAGGAGTACGGCAACCACGGTCGCATCGGCCGGTTCGGTGAGCTGCCGCAAGAGGACAACCTTGACCGGGTGTCGTACAAGGTGGCGCACGACAAGCTCATCGGCGCCTACGGGGATCGGCTCACCTGGCAGGAATCCACCGAGGCGTTCATGGTCAAGTTCGCCATCGGCAACTACGAAGGGCTACTGCTGCACGGTAACGAGTTCAACCGTTCGTTCTCAGCTCAGCGGATCACGTCGAAGCTGACCGCCTGGCAGACCCATCCCGAGTGGGGCGGCTTCACCGATGCGTACATCGGGCACCTTCACCGCCGCGACTCCTACGGCCTGCCGAACGGCGGCATGGCCTACCTCACCGGCTCGCCGGAAACGTCGAACGCGTACGCCGCAGAGGTGCTGGCCGCTAC